TTATATAAAAATAACGCAATAACGCTAATAATCCAACTTTCATCGTGAGAAATATTTATACTATTTAAAAGAGATGTTATATAATTTTTCACGGTGCAACCTGAAAAAGTTCGTTATTAGCGTTATTAGCGTTATTTTTATCTTAAAAGCCCACAATATAGGCGTTTAAGCCAATAACGCCAAATTGAAGTAGCGTTATTTTTATAGCGGTTAGCGTTATTTTTTTATTAATTTAGCGTTATTTGTTAAAACATTTTGACTTTTTAAAAGAAAAGTTATATTATTACATATATAAAAAACAAAAGAGGTAATAATAAATGTTCGAACAATTAAAACAACTATTAGCAGGAAGTGAAGCAGGATTAGCAGAAGTTCTTAAATTAGAGTCAAACTACAATACTTTGTCGGGAGAAGTTTCTAAATTAGAAGCAAAGTTAAATGACGCTGTATCTAAAAGAGATAAATATAAAGGATTTACAAAAGCAGTTAAAACAAAATTAGGAATAGATGAAAATGAAGAATTAACAGAAGAAACAGTTAATGAAAAATTAAATGTTATATTAAGTAAAAAAGATGTTGATTTAACAGAAAAAGAAAGAGTTTTAAAACTTGAAATTCAAAAAATGGAAGAAGCAGTTAAAAATAAAGATATAGAATTAAAAACTTCTATAAGTTCAGTAGAAAAAGAAATATTTGAAACTAAATTAGAATTAGAATTATATAAATCAGCAACTACTATTAGTGCGGTTAATGATGTAGCTTATAAAATAATAGTTGATGAATTAAAAAAAGGTGCATCAATTGAAGAAGGTAAAATATTATTTAAGAATGAAGATGGAACAACAGCTAGAATAAATGGAGTTCAAATGACATTAGCAGATAAAGTTAATTCAATAAAAGCAGATGAAAAATTAGGTTTTTTATTTAAAGCAGATATTCAATCAGGAAGCGGAGTTAATACTTTCAAAGGAAGTAATAAACAAAATGGAATTTCTGATTTTGCACAACAAAAAATAGAAAAAGCTAAACAATTAGGTATTAACCTAAATTAATACTTAATGGGAAATAAAAACAAAATATTAATTTTTATTTTTAATTGACATCTAATTTAAAAAATGTTATAATTTCCCTGTTATAAAAGTTTATTCGCATTTTCTTTTATAACAAACAGACGACTTTTTAACGGCGATACCTCTCCATTTTTTTATTTATTATTTTTAGTGCCAACGAACATTTTTAATAATAATGAAAACGACGACTTTACAAGGAAAATACACTTTTTATTTTATCTCCTCCTAAAAAGTGTATTTTTAACTCTTAAAAAATAACCGCAAAATAAACCGCAATAATTTTAATTTTGATAAAATAATTTTTTATGTTAATATTTTAACAGCAAAAATAAAAATATGGATTTGTTTTTATTTTACTTTTAATATTTAATATGGATATGTTAAAATTAAATTACAAATAAAAAAAAACAATAAACTTTGGAGGTTTAACAAAATGAATACATTAGCAGACGTTTTTAAAAGAGAATTATGGACAACAGAAGATATAAGAAATTCTTCTGAATTGACTAATCTTATAAATTCAACAATTATAGTTTCTGATTCGTCAATCGACGCAAAAGTAAATGCAGAGGACAGCGGTTCTTACATCTTAATACCTTACGTTCAAGAAGATTTATATTCAGAAGCGAATATTATGGATGACAGTAATACAGATATCACTACTAATAAAATTACTAAAAAACAAGCAAAAGCGTGGGTTGGGTTTTTCTCAAAAGCATGGGGTGAAAAAGCAATAGTAAGAGCAATAGGTTCAGGTGTTTCAGCAATTGATGCTGCACAAAAACTTTTAGGTAATTACTGGAAAAAAGATATTCAAGCAAGAATGATTTCAACATTAACGGGTGCTATCGCTTCTAATAAAGCAAATGAAGCTTCTGATAACGTTTTAGTTGATACTGCAAATCAATTTTCTTATAGTTTAGCAGTTGATACATTATCAAAAGCAGGAGAAAATATGAACGGTTTTGTAGCAATGGCAGTTCATTCTTCTGTTTATGCACAAATCTTAAAAAATAACGCTGCTTCTATAACAGTAGTTCAAGATGAATTAGGATTTAAAAGAGAGTATTTTAACGGTTTAGAATTGATGATTTCTGATAATCTTCCAATCGTTGTAGATGCTGTAAATGGAAACAGAGCAACAACTGTGTTTTTAAGACCTGGAGCTTTTGTATTTAGTGAAGCAACAGTTGAAATTCCAGTTGAAACTTTCAGAAATCCATTATCTGGAAAAGGTGGAGCAGATGAAAAAGTTATTTCAAGATATGCTTATTTATTAACTCTTAACGGTTATTCATTTACTGCTACTGCTGTTGCAGGTGTTTCTCCATCTATCGCTGAACTTGCTAACGCATTGAATTGGGAAAGATTAGTAGATGCTGGACAAGCTCCATTCGTTGCTCTTGAAGCAAAAATCTAAGAAGTAGAAATACTTCTTTTTAATAACCTCTTTTTTTTAGTTAAAATACTTCTAAAAAAGAGGTTCTCCTTATGTTAGTAATTCAATCAAAAAAACTTTCTTTTCAATTATCATCAGAAAATAATAATTCATTCGTAGCAGTCAATAATCTATCAACTATTAATAACAATTTACTTTTAACAGAACAAACATTAAACTTTTTTGATAATGTAGAAATAAAAACTGGAACTTGTTTTAGATTAAATTTTATAAATCAATCAGTAGAAATATTAAGAGACTGTGCAATTAGAATTCAAGGCGACATAAATTGCGAATATGCAAATACTAAAACATTTGAATTATCATTAGCAAAAAATAACCTTTCTTTTGAATTAGGTAAAATTGGAACAGGTGGCGGAGCAGGTAAGCCTATAAATTTAACTTCATCAGTAGCATTTCAAGCTCATAAGGGAGATATTTTTACATTGAAAGCAAAAGCAATATCAGCAATAGATGTTTTAAAGATATTAAGTTGTTCAGTTTCAATAGAAACAATTAACTAAAATTATTAATTAACTCCCTTAAAAACAGTTTTATTATTATTTAGTATATACTGCTTTAAATAATAAATGCGAGGTAATAAAATGGCAAATTATGTAAATAACAATTCAGTTAAAAAAGAGAACGCTAAGATAGTTATGGGATTAGATCCATCATTTTCACACACTGGAATATGTATATTAAAAAATAATATTTTAGAAAATGAAAGAGAAATAATATTAACGAAAGGTGTAGCTACTAAACCTGATAAGTTTTTAGAAGAAAGAATAGGAATTATTGTAGATGAAGTTTTAAGTTTAATTAAAGAATATAAAGTAGAACATATACATATAGAAGGTTTAAGTTATGCTTCCAACACTTCAAGTGTTAGACAATTAGCGGGTTTATATTATGTTTTATTATATGAATTTAATAAGAAAAAGATAAGTTTTGAAGTTATAAGTCCCAACTCGTTAAAATTTAAAGCAACTGGAAGCGGTAAAGCAAGAAAAGATGAAATGAAACAATGTTTAGAAGATATAGAAATAGAATTATTAAGTAAAACCTCTAAATTAAAAGATACTTCGAAAAAATTTGAAGATATAATTGATGCTTATTTATTAGCTTCTTATAATTTGTTATAATTTTAACAAAATATAAGAGGTTAAATAAAATGGAAGATTTTATTCAAGAAGAAATAACACCTGCCCAAGAACTACAAATATTAAAAGATTATTTTATATCTGTTAATATGATATTAGATGAAACATCTACATTAGAAGAATTAAAAGCTATTTATAATCAAATTTTAGAATATAATACAGTTCAAATATTAACAAATGATCCCGATGAAACAGTTTTTTTACTTAATGATTATCAAAGAGCAAAATTAAGTATTAAAAAGCCACAGTTATATTCAGGTATAACTTATTCAAAAGGTTTATATTTAACAGAAGATGGATTATCTTTTATAGATGTTAGTGAAGCTGCTTATCATAACTACGATTTAAAAAATTGACTTTTTAAAGAGTAAATTGTATTATTGTATAAAAAAAAGAGGTTAATAAAATGACAAAAAAACAAATAATTAAAAAACTTAAAGATCTAAACATTGAATTCGATGCAAATCTATCAGCACCTGATCTTAAAGATCTATTAGATAGCGTAGAAGAAGATATTAATGAAGTTAATATAAATATACAAGAAGAAGTTTTAAACGCTGTAAAAGAAGAATTAGAGCCTATACAAGAAGAAAGAAAAGAAGAAGTAAAAGAAGAAACAAATGAAGAATTAAAAGAAGTTAAAAAAGTTTATTCAGGTATAACTTTAAGAGGTAATAAATGGATAACAAAAGATGAAAAAGAGTTTTTTTCTATTCATGAGGCAGCAGAATATCAAGGAGGATTAATTTAATGTTTAATTTTGAAGTATATACAGAAGGAACGGTTTTAACTGCTACAAGTTATATAACTGTTGATGAATTAGATTTAATTATAAATAAAGATTATTTAGTTAATTCAATATCTTTATTAGCAGAAACAACAGAAAATAAAGAAAATATATTAGTTAATGCTACACGTATTTTAGATAACTTATTTGAATATGAAGGACATAAACAATATTATCTTCAAAATTTACAATTCCCTCGCTCATTTGAAGATGAAACAGAACTTTATATTATTAATGATAATGTTAAAATAGCAACTGCTTATATTGCTTGTGAATTAAAAAATGGAACTATATCAACTATTATAAACACATCAACAAAAGCCCAAGTTCAATCAGAAAAAGCGGATGTTTTAGAAAAATCTTATTTTGAAAATAAAATAAAAGAAAGAAATATATTTGTAAATCATCCTTATTTAAAAACACTTTTAAGCGGTTATATAGAGGGTTCAGGTGTTAGCTCAATAGGGATTTATAGAGGTTAATAAAATGGCAGGTTTTTATGATTTAGGATTAGAATTATTAACAACTTTTGGATTTGATTGCGTAGCGAGCAAATACGATAATACATCATTTGATATTAATACAGGTGAATATGTTAAAATAATATCAGCTACTTCTAATTGTAAAGCAGTTTTAATTCAATTAGACTCTGGACAGTTAAAAGAAAGCGGATATATTTATTTTAATGGAGATTTAAAAATACTTTTAAGTGCTCCACAAGACTTTAAAATTACAGTTGATACAATTATATCATTCCAAGAAAAAGATTATAAAATAGCATTTATAAGTGAAGTTAAAGATGTATTAGAAACAGCTTTGTATAAATTAGTTATTAGAGAATAAAGAAATGGCAAAAGTTCCAAGCAAATCAGAAATAAAAGCAGAAATTGATAAATTAAAAAAAGAATTATTTGCAGAATTCGGTGATGAAGTAGAAAAACTTCAAGATGAATTAAAAATTATGACGCCAGTAGATACAGGATTTTTAGTTGATAGCTGGAATGAACCTAATTATAAAGGAAATGGAGTTTATCAATTATCTAATTATGCTAATTATGCAGAACAAATATTAATGATAGGATTACAAAACGGAAAAGGTTCTAGAAAATTACCGCAAGGTGTTTTACCTCATGTTAGACAATGGGCAGATAAATTAAATTCAAAATAAGAGGATAAATAAATGAAACACGCAACAATAATAAAAAAAATAAATGAACTTTTTTTAAATACTTGGACAGCATCTAAATTAAGATTAGATAGCTCAGAAGAAGTTAAAGATAAAACACCTTATATAAGTTTAAGTTATCAGCCAAAAACAACAAAACAAAGATTTTTAAGTTATGATTTAGAAACATTTAAGAACTCTGGATATTTAAGAATTTTTATTTATGAAACTAATCCAACTACTTCAATGATTTTATTAGATGAAGTTATTGAATTTTTAAAAGATAAAGAATTAAACGGTTTAAAATTTACAGAATTAGAAGGAATAGGAAGCCCAACAAGAGAAAAACAAAATGAATTATATGCATCTTTTATTGATTTTGAAGCCTGTTTAATTTAATTTTCTTAAATGAACTTATTTATGTTAAAATTCATCTTATAAAAACAAAACTTTGGAGGTTTTAATAAAATGAATACATGTAATACAGTATCAGGTTCTAATTTAATAGTAAAAGTTAAAGAAGAAGCAGAATTTGGAAAATCAGAAACAACAGGATTTAATACAATCTACGTTAAATCAAATACAGTTAAATTTACACAAAACGCAGTTGAAAGTGAATTATTGGCAGCAGGAAGAAGTCCATCAAAAGCAGGAAAGGGAAATATTGAAGTTGGCGGTAGTTTAGAAATAGCTATTGATAACATACAAACAGGTTTCTGGATTAAACAACTTTTAGGAAACTATACAGTGGCAGCAGAAGGTGCTAAATATAAACATACATTTAAAATTACTGATAATTGTGTTCCATCTTTTCAATTAGAAAAAACATTGAACGGTTCAGATATTAATTATAAAGCAGTTGGATTAAAAGCTAATTCTTTAAAAATTGATTTCGGTGGAGAAGGTGAAATTATAGGAACGGTTGATGTTTTAGGAAAAAATGAATTTTTCAATACATTACAAGTTGATAGCACTAACTATGCTTTAACAGCAGATGCAAATATTAACACTAAAACTCTTTTAGTATCTTCAACAGCAGGATTAGAAGTAGGAGATGTTATTACTCTTAAAGTAGCAGTAGCATTAGTTGAAGCAAATGTAGCAACAGGTTTATCAGTTATTGAAGTCGGAACAGGTGAAGGTGCATCAATGGCATCAGGTGATTTTATTTCTTTAAGCGGAATAGTTTATCAAGTAAAAGCAATTTCAGGAGATAAAGTTTATATTTCTAGACCGTTAGAAACAGCTTTAACAGCAGGAACAACAGTTTATAATGTAGGTGAAACTAATAAAATAGATAGTTTAGTTGCTAATACTTCTATTACGCTTTTAAACGGTATAAAACAAGCTCTTTTATTTGCTACTGATACATTTCAAGGTCAAAGTGCTTTAACTGTTTTAAATGATAAATCATTCGAACATTTTGAAATTGCTTTAACTTCTACAACAGGAGAAAGTATAACTGCATCAGTTGAAACTTGTTCTTTTACTTTTAATAACAATGCAGAAGGAAAAAGATTAATTTCTGATAAAGGAACATTAGG